GTGGAATCTTATCAATAGTGAGGTTGGTATCCTTCAAGAATTGGTCAACATCCATTATTTGACGCATAGCAATAGGATAACATAACACGTAGGAAAACACAACCAATTCTGGTCTCAGTTGAGTATCCTTCTTCGCGTAATTTCTGAACCTTTCAGGATATGCTAAAAGCGAAATAACATCACCTAAGCATCTGTCTGGCCCATCAATTCGCCAAAATCGTGACATAAACTCAGGGTCTTCAAAACGTGTTCCAAACGTGGTTTTATCAGCATTAGTCTTGATTCCAAAATTATGCGAGATATAATCACAGATTTGGGCGATTAAATCTGGACTGACTGCCACATCAACATAAACCAAATTATCGTCGCCCATAATCATGTAATCACCAGAAATGCCGAACTTATGCATCCACGTCTCGGTAATCAGCTCATTACATACTCCGTTTACGAGTGCCGTGAACCTACTACCTGATGGATTCCCATGATCAACGTGAATAACTGAGTTCCCGGTAACTATGTTCTTATGGATGAAATCATTGACAACTAATTCCCAGAGAGCATCGTACTCAGATGCATTAAAGCATGCCTTTAATATTTCAAACGCCTTGCGCAATAACCATGAAGGAATTGTACTATCATACTTTGAATAATCAAAAGATATCCAACTACAATACTTACTCCTCCGCGCATAAACCCAACGCCCCACTTCCACATCAGACTTACCGATTGCAGAGTAGCTATACCTCTTAACTCGTTCATTCATGGGTTTACCCCAAATGGATTCACTAATTATTTGGTACACATCTACCATATTCACCGCTCTTGTCTTATGCTTACATGTGTTGGTTCGGTTGCCCTCAACATCGTAGGCACCACTAGCTTGCGTCCTTGTAGCACAAAGTATCGGACTATTAAAAGTTCCAATCCTTGTGGCCTCTGCCATTTGAGACTTCCAACGATTAAATACGCCACTTAAAACATCAACCTTGTGCTTAGCACCGGTTAGGACATAAGTCCAACCTGTTGCGGTTGTCCAATCAGTGACTGCATCATGTATATCTTCATCAGATCGATACACAAGTGCATTGAGTTTGTGGGTATAATTCAGATATCGCTTCTGAACCCTTTCAACTGCAGCGATACAGTGAGAATTCCATAAGAAACTTCCTTTCTCCGGTTTCAAAAATCCTTCCCACTGAGATTCCATATCAGCATAATGCCTAATGGATCGGCAGAATGGTAAACCATCCTCACCTTTGAGATTCTTTAGGTATCTTAATTCAGATTGCACTAGTTTAGGCTTTGTACAATACCTCATTAATAACCCCACTGCCCGGTCATCATAGATTGGCTTGTCATTATCCTGAAGCAGTCGCTTTTGATAGGAATGAAAGCGCTTTGTTGACCCTGAATCTAGGCAATTTTGGAGTTCTGATTCACTTATCGCTCTCATCTAGCGACCTCCTCATCTGAACGGACTGACTCCAATGACGCTAATCATTGACCTAGACTTATCGTGTCTTACTCGGGAATAATTTCCAATTTCTGAGGTGCGCCTCATATCGGTTGATTACACAACTTAACACGATGACAAAACGTTAGGTTGTCAAGCCTACTGTAACAAGAGTTGATTCAAGGTTACTACCCTAGTTAGCAACAACCTCACATTCACGTTGTGATTCGCCCACAAACACTCTCTCATAGAGCGTTTATACGTGGTAGACTAACGGGTCATA